CTTTAATCCTATGGCAGATTCTATTCAACGAAAATTATAATGTTGCTATTCTTGCTAACAAAGAAAGACAAGCTCGTGAGATCTTATCTCGTATACAGTTAGCTTATGAGCATTTGCCTAGATGGATGCAGCAAGGTATTGTTGAATGGAATAAAGGTAACCTAGAATTAGAAAATGGTTCTAAAGTTCTAGCAAGCTCAACCACTTCAAGTGCAATTCGTGGTGGGTCTTTTAACTTGGTTTACCTTGATGAGTTTGCGTTCGTTCCAACTAACATTCAAGAAGACTTCTTCGCTTCAGTTTATCCTACTATTTCATCTGGTAAAACTACCAAGGTATTAATCACATCCACACCTAACGGACTTAATATGTTCTATAAGTTGTGGGTAGATAGTGAAGAGAATAGAAACTCTTACAAGCGGGTGGATGTACACTGGAGTGATATTCCAGGTCGTGATGAAGAGTGGAAAGCTGAAACTATCAAGAATACTTCTGAGGAACAGTTCCGTCAGGAGTTTGAATGTGAGTTCTTAGGCTCTTCTAATACATTGATCTCGCCTAATGTATTAAGAAGAATGGTATTCCGGACTCCAATTGATTCTTCTGAAGAGGGCTTAAAGATCTATTCTGCTCCTATCCAAGATAGACTTTATACATTAGTTGCTGATACGTCAAGAGCCAAGGGTCTGGATTATAGCGCGTTTGCGGTAATTGATGTTTCTGAAGTACCTTACAAGACTGTGGCCACGTTCAGGAACAATACTGTATCCTCTTTGATATATCCAACTGTTATTGAACAAACAGCTAAGCATTATAATAGAGCATTGGTATTAGTGGAGACAAACGATGTTGGCCAACAAGTTGCTGACATCCTGTATCACGAACTTGAATATGACAATATCATCTACACATCGAGCGACGGTGCAGGACAGTATATTTCCACTGGTCACGGAAGAACTCAATCGATAGGTGTTAAGACATCCAAGCAAGTGAAGAGAATCGGTTGTAGCGTTCTTAAAACTTTGATTGAGAACAATAAACTTATCATTGAAGATTACAATACAATCAATGAGCTGTCAAGGTTCGCATTAAAAGGTTCGTCTTACGAAGCTGAGGATGGTAACGATGACTTGGTAATGTGTCATGTTTTGTTTGCTTGGATGAGTACTCAAGATTACTTTAAAGAGGTAACTAGTGGGGACATCAGGCTAAATCTATATAATGAGCAGCAAAAAATGTTAGAAGAAAGCATGTTGCCTTTTGGTATCATAGATGACAAGAGGGATATGGTGCAAGATTTCCAAGTGGTTGAGTTGGAGCATGTATCCTTTGACAACTGGATGAGAAGCTAGAGAATAGCAATTTATAAATACCTCTAACCGTTCTTGCATAAATAAAAATTCTTTTTGAGGGAGATGAACATGCCTTTCCAAGTTAGTCCAGGCGTAAATGTTTCAGAAATTGACCTAACCACGGTTGTCCCTGCTGTTTCTTCTACTGAAGGTGCCATTGCTGGTGTCTTTCGTTGGGGTCCAGTAGGTGAAAGAGTCTTAGTTGACTCTGAGTCGAATCTAGTAAATAGATTTGGTAAACCAACCAATCATAATGCTGAAACATTTTTTACCGCCGCAAATTTCTTATCATATGGTAATAAGTTATACGTAGTTAGAGCAGCCAACACCACAGCCACAGCTGACGGTGCTACAGTTGTTCTATCTGCTGTTGCTAATACTGGCGCCGTTACAAATACAGAAGTGCAAACTGCTACTGTAAAAAATAGCGATGCTTATGATTCTATTACTTTCGACAGCGACATTAAATATGTTGCCAAATACCCTGGTTCAATTGGTGACTCTTTGAAGATCTCCGTTTGCGATTCTGCAAACGCTTTTACTTCTACAGCTAACCTCAATGGTGGCGATGCTAACGTTGCTGCAGGTGTTTTGAGCACAGAAGTTGGCAACACAATCATTCGTTTTGCTTTGGCAAATTCTGCTACCGGCACCTTAGCTGAAGCAAACACACAAGCGAATACTGTATTGACAACACTTACTGTTGGTGACTTCATTAAAGTAGGTAACACAAGTATTGGTGAACAATACATGAAGATTAGTGCTTTGGACTCTGCTCCACAGTCTAATGCTACACACCGTTACATTGATATCACAACAGAATCAAAGTACCAGCTGTCTACAGCATTTACTGCAAACACTATTACTCGTTATTGGGAACACTACAACACTGTTGATGGTGCACCTGGTCAATCTAACTATCAATTGAACTTCGGTAACACAAGCGCAAGCGATGAGCTGCACGTTGTTGTAACCGACGAGGATGGTTTGTTCAGCGGAGTCCCAGGAACTATTCTGGAAGTATTTGAACGTGTTTCAAGATCTACTGATGCTAAGAACGAAGATGGTTCTACCAATTACTACAAAACAGTAATTAACGATGGTTCCTCATATGTTTGGTGGGCAGGTGATAGAACAGGTGCTACTTCAGCAGCTGCAACATCACTAGCAACATCATCAAACTCCAAACCATTGTCACTAAGCTTCCAAGGCGCTAAAGATGGTGAAGTTGAAGGTACTGTTGGTATAGGTACAGTTTTAGCTGGTTACGACTTGTTCGGATCTGCTGAAAGTGTGGACATCTCCTTGGTGTTGACTGGTAAGTCTTATGGGGGAACAAATGGTGAGCAACTTGCTAACTACTTGATCGATAATATTGCTGAAGTTCGTAAGGACTGTGTAGTGTTCGCATCACCACAAAAAGCTGACGTTGTTAACAATGCTGGCTCAGAAGCAAATGATGTTGTAACATTCCGTAACAGCATGAGAAGCACTTCTTACGCAGTTCTGGATTCTGGTTACAAATACCAGTATGACAAGTACAACGACATCTACCGTTGGATTCCTCTAAACGGCGACGTTGCTGGTCTATGTGTTCGCACTGATGATCAGAGAGATCCTTGGTTCTCACCTGCTGGTTTCAACCGCGGTCAGATCAAGAACCTTGTCAAACTTGCTTACAACCCAGCAAAAGCTTACCGCGACCAATTGTACAAGGCTGGTGTAAACCCAGTTGTTACATTCCCAGGTCAAGGTACTATTCTGTTCGGTGACAAGACACTGTTGTCTAAGCCAAGTGCTTTCGATAGAATCAACGTACGTAGATTGTTTATTGTTTTGGAAAAAGCAATTGCAACTGCTGCTAAGTTCACATTGTTTGAGTTCAACGATGACTTCACAAGAGCTCAATTCCGTAACTTAGTCGAACCATTCTTGCGTGACGTCCAAGGTCGTCGTGGCATTTATGATTTCAAGGTTGTTTGTGATACAACAAACAACACTGGTGAAGTTATTGACAGAAACGAGTTTGTTGGAGACATCTACATCAAACCAGCTAAGTCTATTAACTACATCCAGTTGAATTTCGTAGCCGTTAGAACTGGCGTTGAGTTCTCTGAAGTTGTCGGTCAATTTTAATCGATAAATATAAAAGAGGAGAACACAAATGGCTTTTAATGTCAATGAAATCAGAAGTCAGTTAACCCTTGGAGGAGCGCGAGCAGCTCTCTTCCAAGTTCAGTTTACTAACCCTGCTAATTCTGTTGCTGATCTGAAATTACCTTTCATGGTCAAGGCAGCACAGATTCCTTCATCTACTCTAGGTGTTATCGAAGTTCCTTACTTCGGCCGAAAGGTAAGACTTGCTGGTGATCGTGTGTTTGCTGACTGGACTGTTACCGTTATCAATGACGAAGACTTCCTAATCAGAAATGCAATGGAACAATGGTCTAACGAGATCAATTCCCTTCAAGGCAACTTGAGAGGTTTTGGAGCAGCTAGCCCACTACTATATAAATCAACTGCTGAAGTGACCCAGTTCTCAAAGACTGGTGCACCAATCAGAACTTATAAGTTTAATGGAATCTTCCCTTCTGAGATCTCTCCTATTGAGATGTCATGGGAAACAACTGATGCGATTGAAGAATTCACTGTAACATTCCAGTATGATTATTGGGAAGTTAGTGGAGGCATCACCGGCAACGCTGGTGGCGTCTAATATATAAGGTTGAGGGGCTTTACAG